TCCATACAATCTAATAATTCTGATGGATATTTTACTATAAAATATTTATGGGATTTCATAGAAAGCATCTTTTCCTTGAGATTTAAATATATTACTGACTTCCTCATATAATTTGTATTCTGATATATCTATACTTTGATTATTCATTTTGAGATATGGTAATTTAATAATATTATGTTTAGGTAAATAATCTTCATATTTATGAGCACTTTTACCACACAATACCCATACTATACTTGGATTATCTTCTAATAGTAATTTAATAGTTTTTCTGAAATTTAAAAACATATCAGGACTTAAATTAATAATCCCTTGATAATACCATACATTAAGATTTTTAAAATCTTTAATATCAAAAATAGGAATATATCTAACTAAATCTATTAGAATCGTATAAGTGCTTTTTTGACACTGTTCTAGACTTTCTTTCTGTAGAAATAGTAGTCTTATAGCCTTTGGATCCGAATGTAGGACTGGCGATTTGTTGTATGCTATCTTCAGATTTGTCTGGTGTTTCTTCCAAAGTTCCATCTATATTGTTTTTAATTTGTGTAATAAAAGATTCATAACTTAATAATAATAATCTAGCTTCTTCTAGATCTAAATTTAAATCTTCAATAGTTTTAGCTTTACCTAAATAATTAAATTCTACTGCATCTATTCTTTTAAATTTAATATTATTTACTAAATCTGTAATTGCTAATAAGGCTTTTGGTTCATTTTTTGGAAGAATATCTTTATTATAAATACTTCCATGACCTTCACTAACAAGACTTAATCTTTTACCTTTTATTTTTATATAATGTTCTTTGACTTTTACAATCAATTGACTAGGGTCTATACCATAATCTTGAACATACATATTAGAATCAGGATACTTTTCTAAAAAAGTTTTTACATCCATTGTAATCGTTTTTAATGTATTCTCCTGTATCATTATATTTATCTAATGTTATATAATCAGTTTCATAAAAGCTACTTAATTTTTTAACAGCTTGTATTCCTGGTTCATCATTATCAAATAAAAATACAGTTTTAAATTGTTTAATTTCTTCCCACATATCTGGTGGGATAAATGATCCTTCATTTTGTAAAGCTAGTACTTGTAAACCAAATACATACTCTAAAATCATTGCATCTTTTTTAGATTTAGTAATTATTACTAATTTTGACTTATCAAAATATTTTAATTTGTGGTAATTAAAAATATCTCTTATATCACAATTGGTATACCATCTAAAACTTTTGTTATTTGTGAAATATAATTTAAAGTGTCCATTAACACTATAAACTACAGTATCAGAAGGATATATAAAAGGATTTTTTCTAACTTTAAGATTTTTTTTACTGTTACACCAATATTCTATACAGTTAAAGACTTCTGGATCTTTATTAAGATCATCTGCTTTAATATGGTATTGTGTAAAGTAATTATTTTCTGGAAAGTCAGTTACTTTTACTTTTATAATAGGTTTAAATTGAACATAATTAGTTTTATCTTTCTTTTTATATTCAACAGTATTTGTTTTAAAATCAAATTTTTCCCATATATAAATACATGTTCTTAAAAAACTTGAAATTCCAAATAGTTCTTGTACTAAATCAAAACAAGTCCAAAATATTTTACCTTTGTGACCAGCATTATCTATAAAATAAAGATACTGACCTTTCCATTCAAATCTACAACCAGGACTAGTATCTGGTCTAAAAGGAGATTTGTATCTCTTTTTTAAATCAGGATAATAACCTAATGCAAAGTTAAATATTTCGTCTTGTGATATTTTATCTAGTACTTGTTCCGCACTTATGTTACACCCCTGTAACATTTTTTTTTAAAAATTTACTTAAATATTCAAATTTATAATCTTTTGTTATATCAATACTATCATCATTATGAGAATATAAAAATTTATTTGATGACCAACTTACTGCATAAGTTAATTTTACTAAAGTTTTCATATTAATATCAGGACAATTAGCAACATAAAAATATTTACTTGTACATATTTTTTCAAGTTGTTTAAAAAAATCACCAAATGATACTTTTGGATATCTTGTATTTACTATTCTGTATAAATCTTTTATACTTCTACATTTGTGTGCTTTACATTGTTTAGAAGTACAATCTTTATCATGATAAGTAGCAGGTCTAATATTTGCTAACTTATTTAAATAGTCTTTATACCCATTACTTTCTATTTTACTGTATATATGCATAATAAAGCCCCACTCCGAAGAGTAGGGCTAATTTTAATTAAAATGGAGCTTTTCCAGCTGATCCTTGAGACATATTCTCAGTAGGTGCTGTGTGAGCTTCTGGTGAATACTCTTGAAACTCAATAGTATAATCATTTTTAATTCTATTTCTATTATACTCATCTAAATCTTTTACAGCTCTAGATTTGTTAGGATAGAAATAACGTTCTACATCTTGGTAAGAACCTTTTTCTGTACTTCTAACAGAACATAAGCAAGTCACAGTATTATTAGAGTATCCCTCTACAATAGTCTTAAGACTTTGAATTTGTCCGTTAAAGATGTTTTCAGGTGAATAACCTAATCCTTCCATATCTCCTAAGAAATTAGCATTATCATTACCTGAGTAATAATTAACTAAAGACTGTAGAAATTCAAAAAGAGTATTTTCTCCTGACATCATTTTTCTCATCTGAGGTGTGTGAAAAGATGCTTTTTTAAGAACTTCTTCAGTATCTGTAGCATAAAAAGACATTTGTCCTTTAGTATCTACAAATCTAAATTTATTACCATCTGCATTGGTAATAGGTTGATTCCCAATAAGAATATCTTTTGTCACATATCCCACTTTTTCATTATGTAGTAAAAATCTTACTACTGAAAATTTACTATCACTAAACTCTCTAGGAGAATAGTCCATATCTCTTTCATATCCAACAATATCGTTGAATTCTTTGCTTGTAGGGTTGACTGCCACTACATTGAAATCTGCAAATCCTGTAAACAATTTTCTAGAGCCTCCTCCAGTACTTGTTCCTCCAATTAAACTTTTCGTTTCTTCACTCATCTTATATAAATATTTTATCCCAATTAACGTTTAATTTTCCATTTTGTAGTTCACTAACTACAAATTCTTGTTCTCTAAGATGCTCAATCCTAGTTCCTGTTGTAAGATCCTGTGGATCAGATTTAAATGATAGAATGTTCTTATTTCCAGTTTCATCTCTATACATAAATCCAATTGCATCACTTTCTTTACAAACTATTCTTTTTAAAGCTCCAGTTAAATTTATATCACGGGCTGATAATTCTTTTCCTTGAAACTTTATAGAGCTTTCTTTTGGATGTGCTAATAAAATAAAGCATTTTCCTGGTAGTTCTTCTAAAGCATTATATATCTTCATAAATGCTTTTCTTAACCACAAGTATCCTGCACCTTTAGGCAGTTCAGCAACAATATCTGAACCTTTAAAGTTTTTCCCTATATTAGTAGCAGTATACATTTCATACGCTAATTTATTAGCATACTCTTCTACTGATGTAGCTGTATCTACTATAATATAATCATATACAGGACTGCCATTTTCTTGATTAGCTTCCTTAATCTTACTTATTGTGTTTCTTACACTTTTTGTTATTAAAGCTCGTTAAGCTTTATTCTATATATCACTATATAGTTCGGACTATATCTTCATCCCATAAGGATGTTTGCTGTTAACTCCACTTGGAGTATGTAGTCTCTACACTCTTTTCATAGCACGGTATTAACTTAATAGTATTAAAATTAATATCATCATAAAAAATACTCTTAACCATGTAGCTAATTCATACTGATCATTTATTAAGTGTATATCATATTCTATTGGACAAAATATTTGTCTAACAGATTCATACCAATCTTCTTTTAATATTTTATTAACATACGCAAGATATTGCCATATTACTAATATATTTAATAAAAATAATGTTGTCATAAGTCTTTTACCGTTTTAAGCAAATTATTCAATACAGCTTACGCTGCAAGGGGGCTAAGAATTAACCCATCTAAGTAAGACAGGTTTTCACCTGTTTTGTTGTTATGCTCATTTACTAAAGCTTTTATATTCATCTTTGTTCCTGTTACAAAAGATGACCCATCTTCTAGGTCAAGTAACAATGAGTTTTTCAACTCACTGAAATTAGATGTTTTTCCAGTTTTAGTATGAGCTGCAATCAACATTCTTCTAGCATTACCTGTATTGGCAGCTATTGGTTTTGTTGGTAGTACAATGTTCATTAATCTCTCTGTTTTTATAGCTCTGTAAAGCTATTGGTTAATCCATTAAATTCATACGGAATACCGTAATTACTTTTACCATATCTATTTTTTAGAATAAATAATCCTCTGAAATTATCATCAAAGTTTGCCATTGTATGACCTAAACATTTAGTTTCTCCTATTCTTGCAGGATCATATAATCCCATAATTATCTTAGCATCTCTTTGAGTTGCTTTAGAATCAGCTAGGTTAGCTAAACTAGGTCCAGCAAAGTTATTTTTCTTATGTGCTAAATTTTCTCCAGATGGAGTCTGTTGTTGTACCATAACATTTGTAAATTTAAACAACTTACAGAATAGTTTTGTACAAACATTAGCAGAAAAATGTTCTAATGTTAATCTTTTATCCTTTCCACGCTTCTCTGCTAACAGAGATATATGGTCAGTTACAACAATAGTATGCCTATTGTCATTTGGTATATATTCTTTAAAATAATAACCAGTAGGAATTGTACCGTTGTACATTTGGTCTACTGTTCCATTTGTCATAACAATTTTTCCATTTTCCCAAGCATATTGTATAACATACTTTTGAATAGAATCTGCATCATAACAATAATCA